ACAAGGCTTCTACCTGTTTACGTTCTGCAACTGTTGGCTCAAATGCTGGTCTGCCAGCACCTTCTCTAGCTCCACCGTTCTGCTTTTTCTTTTCTAGCACCGATTTTTCAGTTGTTTTCTTTTTCGTTTCCATGTGTAACCTCCGCGAAAGGTTTATTAGTGTCTGCGTGAACTGCTATCTTACCTGTAAATTCCTGCCAGCGTTTAACTATTACATCGCAAAATCTTGGGTCAAATTCCATAATAAAACTTTGTAAATTGTTTTTTTCTGCCGCAATCAGCGTTGAACCTGAACCGCCAAAATAATCAGCAATAGTATTTGATGTTAAATTGAATCTTTTAATAATCCATTCCATCAATGAAACTGGCTTTTGTGTTGGGTGAACACGATTAGTTTTTTCAGACGCTTGCGTAAATTGTCTAACAACACTTCTAAAGTTTGCCCATGCTAATTCACAATCTGTTTGGTCTGATTGTCCATTGTTCTTATCCCATACAAGCCAACATTCACTATCAGGCAACACGGAACAATAATAATTTGCACCCCACCAAATTTGTTTGGCATCGGGATATAACCCATAAATTAAGTTAAACGCATCTTTGGCAACATTGGAATTGTCATCGCCCATAATATCTATCTTATAATTTTTCTTTAAAACTGATGATTTGCTAACTGCGTTCATTCCGTATGGTGGGTCTGTATGAATTAAATCAGGATAAACACCAACCATCAATTTATCAACATCATCAATACTTGTGCTATCACCACACATTACACGATGATTGCCTAGTATCCATACATCCCCCAGTACGCTTACAGGATTAACTGGCACATCAGGCACAGCATCCTCATCTGTTAAGCCATCAGTTAATTGTACTGGCATCAACGCTGCAATCTCATCCGCAGTAAAGCCTGTTAAGTCTAGGTCAAAGTCTAAGTCTTTCAGTTCACCTAACTCTAGTGCAAGCATCTCGTTATCCCACCCAGCGTTTAATGCAAGTTTGTTGTCGGCAATGATATAAGCACGTTTCTTTGCATCACTCCATCCAGCAGTTACCATCACAGGCACTTCTTTCATCTGTAATCGTTGCGCTGCTAGTGTTCTGCCATGACCTGCAATGATGCCGCCTTGCTCATCAACCAATACTGCGGTAGTAAAGCCCCACTCTTTAATGCTTGCAGCTATCTGGGCCACTTGCTCATCGCTATGCGTTCTGGAGTTCCTAGCATATGGCACTAGCTTGTTAATGTCCCACTGTTCTACTTTGTCTGCTGGATTTTTCATAATAGATTTAAACTGCTCCCACTCACATAAGTTTTAGATATTTTTGCAGATAACCTATCTGCCTTGCGTTGCTCTGTATATTTTTCCCTTAGCACTCCACTATCAAAGCTAATTATCGTTGCGCCTGGTGTCTTTTCTTTTTCAGGTTCAACTTCAGCCTTCACCTTAACTTGATAGCTACGATCAAGGGGCTTTAAATCAGCTTTGGTAAAATTTTTAATGGTCTGATAATGATATTTGTCCTTTGCATTAGTCTTGCTGTCCCTTATGGTTTTGCTAACAAAGCCGTTACTGCTTAGGTATTCAGCCAGCGATCTAATTGAACTTGTGTTAGCTCTGCTAAAGTAAGCAAACAATTCAGAGATTGTTCTGGGTATATGGCAATAAGCACAAAAGGCTTTGTAGCGTTCTAAGCGTTTTAAATCGCTGGGTGATGGCTCACTCTGCTGTTTCAATTTAAACTCGCTGTAGCCCCTTACAGCATCCTCTGGTGTGTCGTATGCACCAATCTGAACCATCCTGCCATGCACTCTTGTTTGCGCTGCCCACTTTCCCTTAGCTTTAGAGAAGTAAATCCCACTCATAATAACCCTTTCAGTTTCTCCAGTAACTCCAGCTCTGTGCCAAAGTTTGTTTCAAATGCTATGCGCCCAGCATGGATAGCAACACCATGACCACCGTTTCGGTGATGGTCTGGACATAGCGGTATAACGTCTTTGCTTTTCATACCCATCCCAGCACCAGTTCTTAAGTGATGTATCTCGGCAGGTGATTGACAAACAATACAACCAAACTCCACCACCTTGTTAAAATAAGCACGTTCAGCCTTGGTCATTAAACACAAACCCATTCTCTGCTGCGTATCGTATGCAATTGTCCAGATACTCACTCATTGCTTTGGTGTCCTGCTTGGTGGTCGATAGTAGCTGTTTCGCTTCCTCACCATCATAGTTCACTACTTTAAATAGGAACTTGTAGCGCAGCATATCGTGTGTGAAGTCTTTATCGTAACCAAAGTGGTTTCCAAACTCGGTGACAAACTTCCAGTACAAGTCATTCTGCGAGTGTGATCGTGTTGACTTTCTTGGCTTTGCAGTTACAACATAACCTAGTGATAGGTCTAGCTGGTTAAGTTTAGCAATAAGGTTAGGCAGATTGCCTGGTGATAGTGAGAAGTTATTTATCATTTGCTTGCGCCTTTGCTTCATCAGCAGTCTTAAAATATCTAATGTTCTTATTCTGATAACTCAATCCGTATTTGACTGAACCATTGTTTATAAACTTAGCAATAAGATAATCACCACTCTTAATGCAGTAATCAGAAACTTTAGTCCAGATCATCTTCTGCCGATCTCTTTCAATACTAAATCAGCCAAGTTCATAATCTCAATGCTGTTTGATACAGATGACCCATCATCTTTAACCACGTTTGTAATGCCATGCGTTACAAGTTCATATAATCTCTTTTCCAATCTAACGCCCCACTTCCTCATGCTTAAGCTGTTATCAATCCTACGATCTAAGTCATTTGGTAAGTATTCAGAGTCACCGCTAGTGTGCAGCGATATTAACCAGCCTTTAATATCAAACGGTTGTCCATGAAATGATTTGCGTATGGTTAGTATTAGATTAACCAATTGCTCATGCTGCCGGTAACGATGCGTTATGGTTGCCCAGTTACCAGAATCAGCCCTGAAGTGTGCAGCACATAACCAATCATTGACTGGCCCACTGGTTGAGCTATTTAACGAGCCTGGCATGATGCAGCCGTAACACATACACATTCCATCAACTGACCTAGAACTGTTATCAACGTCTTGTTCTTTTTTAGCCCATTTCATTTTTTAGCCCCTTTGAGTTGTTTAATCTTATAGCTTTTAATAAAGGCGTGTTCCCACTCACCTTGGGTGCGCTGCATATTAGGTTGCGTTACCCAGTATGTCCTAAACTCTAAGAACTCATCAACTGGGTAATCATCACCAAGTTTCATGCCAGCAATCTTAGCTAATGTTTCAAAGCTATCAGAAGGTGTCCAATCACCATACATTGAAAACTTTTGACTTGAGTATGTAAACTCGGTAGGTGGTGGTGGATTTGCTATCTTTAACTCAATCACTCTACCACCTCCACCAACTGGTTCTTGGTTAATGGTTATTGGTTCTTGGTTATTGGTTAGGGGCGCACTTGGGTTATTTTCGGTTGCCATGTGGTTATTATCTAAAACCACTTGGGTTTTATTTGACGTATCTACTGGCTTACGAGGTCTGCCACCTAGCTGACCATTGACTCTATTCTTAGCAAACTGCACTCTGTAATGCTCTAGTTCTTTCTCAATACGGCTATGAAAGTAACCTAAATCAGTCAAAACAAAGAAATCAGATAGCACATTGGTTAAAAAATGTAACTCATCAGAACCCAAACGTAACCTACGCATAACCACTTGGGTTTCTTTGGGTATTGGCTTTTCATCTAAATAATACCAATCGATTAACTGTCTGTATATGCCATGTTCTAATATAGATAGATGCGCTGTGTCTGCACGATAATCACCTATATTAAATTGATAGTAGTGCATTTCAATATCCTTTCAGTAGCGGGCTGGATTGACTGCCCAGCAAGTAAAAACCACGCAGGAACGCAAACGGATAGTTACCGACTCCGCTAGTGAAAAAATACTGAAAATTGAATGTCATTTGATACGTTCCTTTTTTGGGTATCGGGTGTCAATGCCGATAAGTCATACTAATTTAAATACTTTTAATTGTAAAGTAATCATTTATTGCCTGTTTAGCTTCATCAAACCCATAACAAACCACAGCTTTATAACCCATAGCAGTTGCCACAGTCATAAAC